AACACGCTCAGCGGTCCGCGCGACGACAGCGGCAAGAAGAACTTCATCCAGCAGATGGGGAGCACGATCACCTATCTGCAGCGCTACACCTTGAAGGCGGCGCTCGGGCTGGCCGCGGCTGCTGATGATGATGGGGTTTCCGCTGGTGCCGACGAGCCCAGCGACACGATCACCGATGCGCAGACCGATCATCTCAATCAGCGCATCGTCGCGGTCAAAGCGAACGTCGACTTGTTCCTCCAGCATTTCCGCATCGAGAGCGTGCCGGATCTTCCGGCCCAGCGCTGGGACGACGCCATGCGCATGCTCGATGCGAAGGAGCACCAGAACAAGCGAGGCCAGTCGTGATGGAAATCGTCGCCTGCGACCAGGGCACGGACGAATGGTTCCGCGCACGCATGGGTATCCCAACTGCCAGCGAATTCGCGACCGTCATGGCCAAGGGCCGGAGCGGCGGAGATAGCAAGACCCGGCAGACCTACCTCTACAAGCTTGCCGGCGAGGTCATTACCGGCGAGCCGATGGAAAGCTTCAGCAATGCGCACACCGAGCGCGGTCATGCCTTGGAGCAGGAAGCCCGAAATCTCTACGCCTTCATGGTCGATGCCGAATGCGAACGCGTCGGGTTCATTCGCTCTGGCCGCAAAGGCGCTTCGCCCGACAGCCTCATCGGCGCCGGCGGCATGGTCGAGATCAAGACCAAGCTCCCTCACCTGATGATCGAGACCATCCTGCGCGGCGAGTTTCCACCCGAGCACAAGGCACAGTGTCAGGGTCAGCTCTGGGTCGCGGAACGGGAGTGGATCGACATCGCCGTCTATTGGCCGGGGATGCCGCTCTTCGTCACGCGTGCTGTGCGGGATGAACCCTACATCCGCGAACTGTCGGGCGCCGTCGACCAGTTCAACGCCGAGCTCGACATGATCGTCGATCGCGTCCGCGCCTATGGGCGGCGGGAGGCTGCCTGATGACCCGACGCCTCGTCATCCTCGACAGCACTCAGAGCCGCTCGCGCGCTGTGTCTTGGATCGGCCAGGCGCCGCACGGCACGCGCGTCGAGTTCAAGGCGAGCAAGCGGTCACTGCCTCAGAACGATCGTATGTGGGCGATGCTCACCGACGTAGCCCGGCAGGTGCCGTGGCATGGGCTCGTGCTCGCGCCGGACGACTGGAAGCTGATCTTCCTGGACGCGCTCAAGCGCGAGGTCCGCGCCGTCCCCAATCTCGACGGGACCGGCTTCGTCAATATCGGTCGGTCCTCGTCGGATCTCAGCAAGGCCGAGATGGGTGACCTGATGGAGCTGATCGCGGCGTTCGGCGCGCAGCACGGGGTTGTCTTCGCTGACGAAGCGAGGGCGGCATGAACCGGCGGTCCCTCTCAACCCGCGACCGACTCCGCATCTTCACCCTGCACGGCGGCATCTGCCACCTGTGCGGCGGGAAGGTGCAGGCCGGCGAGGCCTGGGACGTTTCGCACGACACCCCGCTTGAACTCGGCGGGGCGGATGACGACCAGAACCGCAAGCCGGCGCACCGGAAGTGCCATCGAGCGCACACGGCTGCCGTCGACCTGCCGAACATCGCCAAGGCCAAGCGGCGCGAGGCGCGGCACCTCGGCGCGAAAGCTCCCTCGGCCCGACCCCTGCCCGGCTCCCGCGCCTCCGGCTGGAAACAGAAGCTCTCTGGAGAATGGGTGAGACGATGAGCAACGAGAACGAACGTGAATTCTGGCTTGCCGGTGGCAATGATCTCGCCAAGGCAAAGACCTTCATTGCCGAGCGCGGCGAAGCAATCGCTCAGATGCAGATCGTGGCGAAGGCATATGGCGGCATCCCGATCTCCAACGGCCGATCGATCCAGGGGCTGTGCTTCGAAGGCGACCAGGCCCCGACCGGCTGGATCGAGAAAGGCCGCTGCGAAGGTCGCCCGTTCTTCATGCCGAAGAAGGCATCGAAGACCATGAGGGCAATCGCCGATGAACTCTCCCGACCTCGCCTGAAGGGTGCGATCGATTTTCATTCGCTGATGTGCGGCGGGAATGGCGGCGTCATGAAATCCCATGACGGGCCCGGCTTCGGCATGCGCATCCTCTATACGAGCTGGGAATGGATCGAGGACACGTTGATCCTCGCTGTTCCCATCTCGAACGACGGTAAGCCGACGTTCCAGCCGAACGGCTCACGCCTGCTGAGAATGTCCGAGTATTGGGCGCTGCGTGAGACGTCCGGAAAGTCGGAGGCGGCATGACCGACTACGACCACATCGCCGCGGCCCTGATCGTGCTGACCGGAATCGCTTGGCTGATCTGGCGGGCGCTCGATCGCCGGATCTACGACGACCCGCAAGCCCATCCGCATGGGGACGTCCCTACGCCTCGCAGGAGGCCATAGCCATGGGGCGCCCTCAGGTTCAGCCTGTCTTCGTAGACCGGAAGACGGCGGCAGAGATGCTGATGATCAGCGTCGACACGTTTGATACCTGGCTGCGCGCCGGCTTCATCCCGGCAGCGCAGATCGAGCGCGGCCAAATCATCCGCTGGCACTGGCCCAGCCTGGAGCAACACCTTGCAGGCGAACAGCAGCAGAAGCACCATGACCCTTTCCTGGAGGGTCTGAAGAATGTCCAGAAGGGCCGTCGTCATGCCGCTGCCTAAGGGCGTCACGCTCGTCAGGGGGAAGAACGGCGTCGACTACTGGTATCACCAGGAGCGCCGGGGCAAAGAGAATGCCGGCCCTCGCACGCGTCTGCCTGAGTTCGGCACGGCGGAATTCTATGCTGCGCTCGCCAAGATCACCGGCGAGGTCGTGCAATCCGGCGAGACGATCAGCGCCCTCATCGACACCTACAAGCTGCAACCGGAATGGCAGAAACTTCGCCCGAACTCCGTGGCGGCCTATGGGCGAGCACTGGCGCACATCGAAAGCGCATGGGGCGAGCTCGACCCCGCCGCCCTCACCGCAACCCACATCATGGCGCTGCGGACAGCATTCGCCGACCGCCCCTCGATGGGCAACCTTGTCCTCTCGCAGATCCGATCGCTGATGAAGCTCGCCGTCCAGACCGACAAGCGGAAGGACAACCCGGCGCGCGAGATCGATGGCTTGGAGGAAGACCCGGACGAGGCGAAGCCGCTTTCCGTCGAGGCGTGGCAGGCTTTGACCTGTGACGAGGCGCCGGAATGCCTGCGCCGCTACGCGGTCCTTGCTCGCGCCATCGGCCAGAGAATTTCGGACGTGCTGCCGTTGCGCCCTTCCAATCGCGATGAGGATGGGTTCCTGATCAAGATCACTAAGCTGGGAGACAAGCTCCACTGGTGCCCGCTTCGCCCCGAGGAGATTGCGACCATCGATGGATGGGCCGTGTTCAAGGGTTCGCTCTACGTCGCACGCGACGCTGGGCGGGACTTCAGCCCGAGCGCATTCCGGTCGGAGTGGAACGCCTTTGCCTTGGCCGAGGCCGGCGCCGCACTCTCAGGCTTCACCCCGCACGACCTACGCGCGACCAAGGTTTGCGACGAGCGGATTCGGGGCAAGAGCCATCAGCAGATTGCGGCAATGGTCGGCATGTCGATCCAGATGGTGATGAAATACAGCCGCCATATCGACCAGCGTCTGGCAGCCCGAGGAACGGGCGAAGAACATGCCTCTGCAAAAAACCGTAAGCAGTGAAAAACTGAAGGGCCGAAAAGCCCGCATTCATTGGGGTTGAAGAGATGCGACCGTTAAGACGCCATTATGGTTGACGCGCTAGCGTGCCGGAGGGCCGTCACGTCCTCCGGGCGTGGCGAGGCTCAGTGTCGCGTTGGGTCGAGTATCACGGTTTGCGTCTGTCGCGCTCCCTCGCCTTCGGTATCGGGCTGGCCGCTCTCGCGCTTGCCGCCGGCCTGGAGACGCCTGCCCTCGCGGCCGGTGCGAACCTGCGCGGCGAGGCAATGCCGGCGGGCTTCGGACGCCTGTCCCTCACCTTCGACGAGCCGATCCAGACCCGCATCCGCGTCTCCAATGGCGTGCTGATCGTCGCCTTCGGCGGCCAGGTCCAGGTCGATATCGCGCGCATCGCCCGCGAACTGCCGAACTACGTCTCCGTCGCCCGGGTCGACCCGGACGGGCGCGGCATGCGCTTCGCACTGACCCAGCCCTACAAGGCCAACCTGATCGAGGCCGGCGACAAGGCCTTTATCGATCTCCTGCCGCAGAACTGGTCCGGCGTCCTGCCCGGCCCGCCGCCTGAAGCCATCGCCGCATTGACCGAGCGCCTGCGCCTTGCTGAGGCCAGGGCGAAGGAAGCCGCCCGCCAGCCAGCCGCTCCTCCCGCGATGCTGACGATGAACTCGGCCAGCCTGC